AGGTATGGATGATGCCGAGAAAATCAAATCTATTGCAGGTATTACTTCGGTTTGGTGCGAGGAAGCAACCGAGTTAGATGAATTGGACTTTAATCAATTAGAGTTAAGGGTAAGGGGCGAAACAAGTAACTATAAACAATTCATAATTACATTCAACCCAATAAGTGAACAGCATTGGTTAAAGCGCAGGTTCTTTGATGCGCCCGATGATGATACCTATGTGTTGCATACTACGTACAAGGACAATGCGTTCCTTGATGCTGATTACATTAAGCACTTAACCGAGCGAGTGAAAGCTAACCCGAACTTGCACAAAGTTTATGTGCTTGGCGAATGGGGCAAAGTGGATTTCGGTGGCGAGTTTCTTAAAAGTTGGTCAACGGTTAAGCATACCGGGATTGTAACTTATGATCCATCACTTGCCGTTTGGCTTTCCTTTGATGAAAACGTTAACCCATACTTTCCTTGTGGTGTATTCCAAGTTAGTGATGAAAACGAAATACGAATGATTGACTGCATTGCCTTAAAAAACCCAGACAATACGGTCAAAGCAATGGGCAGGGCAATACTGCAACGGTTACGGCATTGGAAACACAACGGTCATGTTTATGTTTGTGGGGATAGCACATCACAAAAGGATGATGTTAAGCAAGAAAAGGGATTTGACTTGTTCCGATTACTAATAAACGAACTTGATGAAGTTAAACCGATAAGGCGAGTTGCCAAATCAAACCCGAATGTGCGCCCGAGTGCAGATTTCTTCAATGCGATACTTGCCTACAATGAGCAGGGCATATCGTTTACCGTTGATGAAACTTGCAGAGTGGCGATATTGGACTTTGAAAATACAAAAGAAGACAAGAATGGCAAGGTTGATAAAAAAACCGTTTTAGATCCAGTGACCAAAGTAAGTTATCAACCATACGGTCACATTGTAGACTTAACACGTTATTTAATCACATCTGTATTTGCCTCACAATACACACGCTTCCAAACTGGCATTATTAAACCGCTTGTTGTTGTGGGTAAGGATGCGGAGTGGAAGTCAGCGAGCAGGTTTTAGTTCTAAATAATCTTTGGATATTAGCAGAAATAGATTTTGCAACTGATGAAACGATACAAGTTTTACATCGTTTGTTGTATGATTAATTCGGTAATACCAATCATTCCCAAATTTTCCAAGTTCGGAAACAAAAGAATTTTTTGTGCTTAAATAAAATGTTTGACCATAAACAAACCTTCCATTTATTGGCTCATTTGAGTATGCACAATCATTAGGAATACTCAACAACAATTCATCCGTTAATGGTATTGGTGCAAATTCCACAATTCGTTTATTCTTTTTATTGGCTATTGATATTCTGTGAATATCCGATGCAGTTAACTTGTGTATTTTGCCAAGTTTATAGACATAATTGCCTATCATTAATTCGTTTGCTTTCATAGTAAGTATGTTTAGTTTGTTCGGCACAAACATAAATAATTTTAGTTACATTTTGCGACCATATCGAAATTTTCTTTATTATTTCGCATCATGGCACGATTTCTAAAAACCTCCGACTATCTTTCAATAATTCAAACGGTTGACCTCAATCAAATTACCGAGAATAACCCGCAGAACTTGTACGATAGCGAGGTTAAGGCCATTTCACGTATGCGCACCAAGTTAGTGCAGCGTTATATGGTTGACATTGAACTTGGAACGATGGATGCCTATTCAAACAGCCGCCACTACCGTACACGTGACCGAGTGATAGCAGGTGAAGTGATTACACACGTTAAGGACTTCAACAGATGGGATAAAACAACCGAATACGCAAAGGATGATATTGTTACCGATAACAACGGCTTTGTTTACACGGCATTAACAGCCAACACAAACAAGGCATTGACCTTAACGGCCTATTGGACACCGATGATAGGATATGCCACAACTAACGCAACCTATTGGACAGTTGGCGATAACAGATACCCAATGTTTGTTGAGTTGGCAATGGATATGACCTTGTATAATTTGCACGCACGTATTAACCCGCGCAATATTCCCGATTTGAGAATTGAACGCAACCGTGAAGCATTGGACCAACTTGATAGATGGGCAAGCGGTACAGATACGGCCGAGGTGTTGAATATTAACACAGCAGATAGTGAGGGTTTTAGCATCCGTTACGGCAATAGTTTAGATAAACAAGATAATTTCTTTAAGTAATGGCTTGGTATAACGATATATTTAACTTTAACAAACCTCAACCTCAAAAGGCCAACATCCGCAAAACGATTGACTTTGAGCAACAGTTGCAACGTGTTAGGCAAGATGCAACACGCTTTAACATTGCATTGCAATCAGCAGAGTCACCGATGTACCCGAACCGTTTTCTGTTGATGCAAACGTATCAGCAAATCGTGTTAGATGGGCAGGTTCAAAGTGCAATGTTGCAACGTAAGTCAAAGATATTGTGCAAGAAGTTTATGGTGCATGGCCCAGATGGCGAATGTGATGAAGCGAAAACAGCGTTGTTCAATCAAAAGTGGTTTTATGACTTTCAAAACTTAGCACTTGATAGTATCTTTTGGGGTTTTTCCTGCGTACAATTCGGGGCAATAGTTAACGATAAGTATTCAAGTGTTGAATTGATACCGAGAATTTACGTAGTACCAGAATTTAGCTTGGTACGCACCAATACAGCAACCGTTACCGAGGGCAAGCACTTTGATGAAGCCCCGTATAACAATTGGTGTATTGGAGTTGGCGAAAAAAGAGACCTTGGCTTAATGATGTATTTAGCACCATACGTTATTTGGAAGAAAAACGCAATGGCAGCATGGGCAGAGTTTGCAGAGGTATTCGGCTCACCAATTAGAGTAGGTAAAACAGATGTGAGGGATGAAATGACCCGCAAGAACATGGAAAATATGCTTAAAAACATGGGTGTAGCTTCATGGGCGGTGTTAGATTTAAACGATAACATTGAGTTGATGCAGGCAAGCAGGACAGATGCGTATCAAGTGTTTGATAACATGGTAGAGAGGTGCAATAGTGAGATTAGCAAGATAATCTTAGGGCAAACAGGCACCACCGATGAAAAGGCGTATTCGGGCAGTGCAAACGTACATGAGAACGTGGCCGATATGATTGCCAAACAAGACACGTTAAAGATGCAGTTTGTAATTGAGAACCAACTTGTGCCGATGATGATTAGAAATGGTTTTGACCTTGCAGGTTGCACATTCAAGTACGATGATAGCGAAAGTTTGCCGTTAGCAGAGCAGGCCAAGATTGATGCTTCATTCATGCCGTATGTTAAGTTTGACCATGAGTACCTGGAGCATAAATACGGCATTGAGTTGCAGGATGAAATGGGCATGGATGAGGATGAAGAAACCGAAACAGAAACCGAAACGGACACCGAAACCGAAACGGACAGCCAACTTGAAAACATTGCCAAACGATTAAGAGCCATATACAGTTAATGTGCGGGTATTGCGACATATTGAATATTGATAAGGAAATTGACCCACCAACACCGTTTGATGAGAACGATTTTAACCGTTTTACAAATGATGTTTGGATTGGCGCGGTAAATAATCAAGTGTTGCCAGAGGGGATTTATTTAAAGACTGCGAAATACTTACGTGACGGCATTGATTTAGCGCCTGTTGTTGATGAGATATTAACTGCGGACTTAACCAATAACATTTACATATTCAGCGGAGCGAAAACATACCAACAGACACGGACAATGACTGCGATGTTAGCAGACCCCGAATTAAAATCGAACTTTTACAAGTTTAAGGAAGCCGTTAAGCCGATGTTTAAGCTATACAATGAAGACTATTTGCAAGCCGAATACCAAACAGCCAAAGCATCAGCACGTATGGCATCCGATTGGAAGCGAATTGAAGCCGATGCCGATGTATTGCCATTATTGCAGTATCAAACGGTTGGTGATGGCAGAGTAAGACCAACGCATCAAGCACTTGACAACATCATAAGACCTATCAATGACCCCTTTTGGAAGCAATACTATCCACCTAACGGTTGGCGTTGCCGTTGTACCGTAATACAACTATCCGAGGGGGAATTAAGCGATATGAGCAACTTTACACCGCCCGATGATGTACCGCCCTTGTTTCGTATGAATTCGGGCATTGATGGCTATGTGTTTAAAGAAAGGGGCAAGGGCAAGCACCCCTACTTTGACATTGCAAAGGGTGATAAAGAAGCGGCTAAAAAGAATTGGAATTTACCGATACCGACATAATGGCAAAGAGCAATAAATTCAACCTAAAACAAGCGGAGCAGAAAGCACGTAAGGCAATGGAAGCGGCCATAGTTGATGTTGGTAACACGGCCAAGGTTTTCTTTGTGGCATCATTCCGCAAGCAGGGATGGGATGACAAGAGTGTTGAGAAATGGAAGCCGAGAAAGAAAAAAACGTACAAAACGAAAAGTGGCAAAACGGTTGATGATACAACAAGGGCAATATTGGTTAAGACAGGTGATTTAAGGCGTTCAATCATACGTGACCCAGCAAACAGAGCAGCATTGAGTATTAAGATACATACAGATTTAGATTATGCGAAGATACACAATGATGGCTTAATGGGCAAAGCATGGGGTAAGCATACGTTTAAAATGCCCAAACGCCAATTTATGGGTGATAGTTACAACCTTAATGAGCAAGTAAAGAAAGTGATTGTTAAACGATTAGACAAGGTATTTTTATGATAGCGATAAAGATAACATGTATAGCTGCCGAAACTATTTGGTTTAAATTATTTAAACTGTGTTTGTTTATTAGGTTTAGAAGAGGTTGCGAGTATATTATTAATAGTGGCAAAGAATTAGTAAAAATAACATGCAATTAGCAATTTATAACGCATTAAAGGCACGAATTGAAACACTTGCAACATTGAAGTATGTTGCCTTGTGGAATAATCAATTTGAGCGTGAGGATGTGAACGTACCGTTTAATTATCCGTGTTGTTTCATTGAGTTTGCAAGTGCCGACTACATTGAGAACTTACAAGGTCAGCAACAAGGCACGTTAAGTATCGCATTGCATTTAGGTTTTGAAAGCTATAAGACCGAGGACACGGCAGTATTGCAATTAAAACAAGACCTTAACGCACTTGTACATAATTGGTCAACTCCGTATAATAGCAGGTTCTTGCGCAGAAGTGAAATTCAATCAGTTGACCATACCAACGTGCAGGAGTTTATCATTACTTACACATTGCAGGGCTTTGATTATTCGGCATCAAGTTTACCGACAACCGAAGCATTGGTTGCAACATTAATCACCAACAACGCACCGCAATTAGAGGATGATACTATCCGAAGCGGAGCGATACCCGAAGCGGTGGCATTGGCAAGCGAATTGGGATATACATTAACAACAGAAACAGGTTATAATCTAATAATACAACAATAAAATGGCAGAGCAAAAAATATCCGAGTTACCAAACGCAACACCGCTTGATGGAACAGAGCAGTTACCGTTAAACCAAAACGGTGTTACATCGTTAACCGATGTAGATGCGATTGTTACCTATACACTTACAAATGGTGTTAGTGGAACGTTTACAAACCCTACAAGCATCACAGTTGTTAACGGCATTATAACAGCTATATCGTAATGGCGAGGTCAGTACAACAAATCAAACAACAGATGTTGGATGCGAAGAACGCAGACCCGACATTGTCAACTTTGACCTCAACAAGTCAAACCGCAAAGTGGAACTTATACTACTTCATTGTGGCATCATGTATTGCAGTGTTTGAGCAGTTGCAAGACTTGTTCAAAGTTGATTTAGAAGCCATCGCAAGCACCGCAGCACCAAGCACACCACAATGGACACGTAACAAGGTATTGAAGTTCCAAACAGGCGATGTTGCCGAGTTAAACACAACTACATTCGTAATCGAATATCCAACCGTTAATGTGGCTAATCAAATCTTAACACGTTGCGCAGTGGTGACAGCACCAAACAGAACGGTATTGATAAAGGTTGCAAAGAATGACCCGCCAGAACCTGTATCAGTTGGTGAATTAGCCGTTGAAACATTCAACCCCGCAGGCATAGCGTTTACTTTGATTAATGAGGATAGCGATAAAATGGAAGTTGCAGCAACGATATACTTTAACGGTCAATATTCATCAGTGATAGATGCCAACGTCAAAGCAGCATTGAACGCATACATGGCTAACTTGCCGTTTAATGGCCGTATAACTACGCAGGCCGTTGTTGATGCAATACAAGGCGCAGAGGGCGTTATTACAGCATCATTGACACGTATATTAGTAAGGCGTGACACCGTTGCTTATGGTGCAGGTGTAACATTGTTTAACCTATCAACAGGTGTGGATAGTGTTACTTATGATACCTATTCTGGTTACGTTGTTGAGGAAACCACTACCAACCACACCTTTGATGATACCTTAACTTATATTGTGCAATGAGTAGCATAATCAATACAGACTCGTTTGCGGTCAACTTCCTTCCACCAAAGAAGCGGTTGCCGATATACAAGGCATGGGTTAAAACACTTGTGAAACCTTTGCAAGTGCTATACAATACCATGTTTGGCACTTTCAAAGATGGCAACACAGCACCGTTATGGGTAACAGCCACAGCGTATGCAGTTGGTGACCAAGTGCAATATGAGGACAAATCGGTGTATGAATGTTGGGTAGCGAACACAGGCGAGTTGCCGACCAACACAGATTATTGGTTTAAAATACAATATAAATTCGTAGGCATTGAGCCACGATGCAAGTACAACGCACAGCACTTGTTATTTGAATGGGCGTTAAATGAATGGTTTGGTACTACGTTTGTGAATACACCGGGAGCGAGTGATATTTATATTGATATAACAGGCGCGAACATAGGTGCGTTTTTAGTTGGTTACACACCAACAGAAAGCAGTTATGTTGTTTTTGATGAACCCGAAGCGAGCGGTTATATTCAAGCGGAAAATCTTACAACGGTTGCAATATCATTCACAATACACGTACCGCTTGCCGTTGCTAATGCTTTGACAAATGAGCCATTAAACACCGTGCCAAACATAAGCGCAAATAGAGAAAATATTATTAGGCAGATAGCCGATTTGTACACATACGCAGGAATTAATTATAACGTAATAACATACTAATGAAAAAAATAAAAACAACAGACATCATTGCAGGAAGCGCAATGCCATTGAAATCGGGCAGTTTAGACCATTTACAATCAGCGTATCAAGAGCCGTTAATAGATATTATTCAAACCTTTGAAGCAAAGAACGATACAGAGGGGTTTCCAAACTACACAACACCTATTATTATGTATGGTTGCAGGTGGACTGGACTTGGTGTAAGTCAAGGTGTGCTTGTTTATGGTACTGAAATATACAGATGCCAAGCGGTTAATATTACGCTTGGTGTTGGTCAAGTTGTTATTGGTACAATTACAACTACATACTTAACGGCAACCAATGCCGACCCCGTTATATTTAGTGATAGCACAAGCAATAACGTGCACGAGATAAGACAAATCGTTTGGAGCGCAGGAACAAGCGGAACACCGGGTACTTTTGACCTTGATGATTGTTTAATGTGGGGGCGTTGGACAGATATTCCGTACAATTCAAGTTACTTATCGGCATCAAGTGGAACGTGGACATCATCAAACGCAGATTTCAATCTAAGATATAAATTCATGGGTAGAACTGTTTTTATTTATTTTAGTGTCGTAGGTTCATTGTCAGCAACGCCCGCAAATGTAACAATAGATATTCCTTTCAATTCTGTTTTTAAAGATACAGCATTTATATTAGGTGCTTTTACAGACAGTGCTGGAGACGGTGTAATAAGAATTGAAACAGTAGCAGGAACAAGCAACTTAAAGATATATAAGCAAACAGGCTCATTCGCAACAGGTGCGGGCTTTCAAGTTATCGGCCAAATCACAGCCGAATTAGATAAATTCTAAAACCTATGCTTACCATAATGCTCCGAGATAATCTCTTTGAGCAGATATGACTCTTTGGTTCCTGTACGTTCCACTTCATCAAAGAATTTCTTTTTTAATTCGCCTGTTAAGTGAGCGGTAACGCGTGCTTTAGCAGCTTGTTTCTTTGTGTTTATATCGCTTTTTGGATTAGCCATTGTTAGATATTAGTTACTAAACACGTCAAAATTAGTAACTTATTTGAATAAACCGCTAAATATGTTACCACTTTTGCAATATGAAAATCACAAACATATCTAACGACACGGCAACGATGCTTATCTATAAGCATATTGGTGATATTGACGATATGGGCATGGGCATTAACGGTGCTTGGATAGCAGAGGATATTCAATACTTAAATGATAACTATGCAGACCAAGTAAAGTGCATCAATGTACGCATCAATTCAATTGGTGGAAGTGTTGCCGATGGACTTTCTATTGTGAGTGCAATACTAAATTCAAAGATACCTGTAAACACATACATTGATGGCATGGCATATTCAATGGCGGGTGTGATTGCGATATGTGGACAAAAGAAATACATGGCCGATTACGGTACGTTTATGATGCACAACGCTAACGGTGGCAGTGATGAAGAAGTGTTGAGTTTAATCACCAACAGTTTAGCAAAGATATTCGAGCGCAATACCTACCTCACACTTGATAAGTGCAAGGACTTGATGGCTAAAGAAACGTGGATGACTGCCGATGAATGTATGAGTTTAGGCATTGTTGATGAAATTATACAAACAAAGAAAATGAAGCCAGCGATGAACGCAACCGTGCGTGAATTGCATGCTATCTACAATAAAGTAATAATCAAAACAGAAACAAAAATGAATAAATTAACTGATTTATTAAAGCTAACCAATGAAGCATCAGAAGAAGCTATCATTGAAGCAGTATCGGCTAAAGATGCAAAGATTGCTGAATTAGAAGCAAGCATTGAAGCGCAAACAGCAGAGTTGAACGCATTGAAAGAAGCAGCAACAGAAGCCGAAAACGCTATCAAAGCGGAACTAATCGAGAACGCTGTTAAAGAGGGCAAGATTGATGCTGCAACCAAAGAAATTTACTTGACAAGCAACAAGTCAAATGCAGAGTTGAAAGACCTTATTGGCAAATTGAAACCTGCTTACACTCCGATATTCGACAACGCAAAGAAACCCGAAGCAGTTGTTGGTCGTGAGAATTGGACATTCAATGATTGGTCCAAGAATGACCCGAAAGGACTATTGGAGATGAAAGAAAACGATGAAGTTGCTTTCAATGCTTTAATCAGCAAGCTACCAAGCAACTTATCACCGAATTACAACCCTGCAACCGATAAACAATTCTAATCATGGAAGCAATTTGGAACGCAAACCCGAACATCAACACGCTATTCTGCTTTGAAGATGGCAACTGCTTTGTAAAGTTAAGTGATGCAGCAAGTTACGCAAAGACCACAGGCGCAACTTACAAGCAAGTGAGCAGACCGACAGAGGGTGAAGAACAAATCGAAACTAAACCAACTAAAAAATCAAATAAATAACAATGGCAACAATCAACAACCCATTTGGCGCAGCAGGCACGTTAACGATTGCTGCAACAGGCACAACAGCCGCAACCATCAGCAACAACGAAACCGTTGTATCTACGTTAACAACACTTACAGGCAACGCAACACTTGACTTAACGCTATCAAGCGAGTTAAAGGCAGGCGCGCAACTGCACATCAAAGTAAAAACAACCGCAACTGAAACATTCACATTCGGTACAGGCATCGATGCCCCAACCGTTACAGGTGCAGCTGGTAAAACATGGACTCAATCATTTTGGTTCGATGGTACGGTATTTTTACCAAGCGGTGCAAAAATTCAAATCGATTAATTATTCACTTAAAAACAACAAATAAAAAATGGCACTAATAAAAGAAATTTGGGTACAGGATGTACAAGAAGCGTTAAACAGAAACGCTGACTTCTTACCTTACTCCGTAGACCACTCTGCGTATATCGCATTCGGTATCGTTCACGTACCACAATCGGGAGGCAATCCAACCGTATTAAAGAACCCTGCAACGTTCCCATTGTCAATCAATGAGCGTGTTGATGCAGATAGAACCTACTCTTTAAATCAGTTCGCTCTCGAGCCGACATTGATTACTAACTTGGATGAGTTACAAATCAGCTATGATAAGCGTCAATCTGTACTTGGTCAACAAATCAGCACACTTACACAAAGAATTGGTGATGAGGTTGCTATCAGTTGGTCAGCCACAGGTGCTGCTAACATCGTAGGCACTTCGGGTTCAACTGCTGCAACTGCTTTAGCACCAGGAGCAACAGGAACACGTAAACAAGTAGCACTTGCCGACATCGCAGCATTGGCTTCTAAACTTGACAAGGACAATGTACCACGTGGTAACAGAAAGTTGTTAATGTCAACTGATATGTTTTGGGAGTTGTTCCAAATCAGTGATGTTATCCGTGCTTCTTACAATGGCTTCCAAAATCAAGGCAATGTGTTACAAACAGGAACCATTGCACA